CATAAAAAAACTTCCTTTCTGACTTTAATAGTATTATTACTATTCTTGCCATAAAGGAAGATCTTTCAAACCTAGTTACACAAAATTTTCCGCACTCTCAGACCAGCTTCACATTATCCAATGATGCTGGCCTTTAGGTATCTAAGATTCAATTTCTTTTACGAGATTATACCAAGTACTCTTAGTATAACCAGCCATGTTCATGGCTGCTACGGCAGTAATTTCTTTGAGTTTCCATCTTTTATAGGCTACCATAAATTTTTCGTTAATTTCGACCTTAGGTCTGCCATAGGGCCTGCCTTCTGCTAATGCAATATCAATGCCTTCACGCTGACGTTCCTTGCTGCATTCTCTTTCGAACTGATAAATGGCGCCAAAGAGATTGAGTTGCAATCTGCCAGTTGAGGTTGTTGCGTCGATCTTTTCTTTTAAGCTAACAAAGCCAACATTTTTCTTAGCTAATTGATCTACGATTGCTAATAAATCAAGCATGTTACGAGCCAAGCGACTAAAACTTTCGACATAGATTGTGTCGCCATCTCTTGCGAAATCTAGCATAGCTTTTAATTGATCTCTGTTGGTGTCCTTGCCGCTTATCTTCTCTTCATAATACCTATCAATATTCTGATCTTTCATGGCTTCTAGTTGTCTAGCAACATTCTGATCTTTACTTGATACACGTATATAAGCTATATTCATTTTTAAAACCTCCGATTAAAGAATATATTACCAATGATATAACATTATGTCTATAAAAGTCAACAATAAATTATAAACGTTTAATAAAATCAATGATACATTTATAAACGCCATGAGATCAATAAAGATTAAAAAATATCATCGCTTATCAAAGTGTACTTTAATGAACGCTTGCTTTGGAATTAATTAATTGGGGGTGAGAGTATGGTAGTTAATACAACAGAGGCTGTGAATATCGATATAGATAAAATGGATGAACGTGCAGCATATGAATTTTACTTAAAGCTTAAAACGCGATTTGAAATTAAAGTAGACTGTAATATATTTACCAATTGTAATTATGTTGGAGATTGCTTGCGCAACAAAAAGCAGTAATAGAAAAAGAAACTGGGGGTGGTAATATATTGGTAATTGATTTTGAAATAATGTTGGAGGTGGTGATATGAGGTAATGGCAGAAATACATAAACAAGCTGAGCGTGATTATATGCTTGGCATGAAATATAAAGATATCGCTGGGAAATATGGTGTCACTATCAACACGGTTAAATCGTGGAAAAAACGTCATGAATGGAAAAGAGAAATAAAAAAAACTGCACCAAAAAGGGTGCACACAAATAAAGGGTGCAAGCAGGTGCAGAATGTACCTGCTATTATTTTAAAAGAGAAGGAGGAACTAACAGAAAAACAAAAACTTTTTTGCCTATTCTATGTAAAGAATAAAAATGCATCGATGTCTGTCATAAAAGCAGGGTATGAAGTTTCTAACTCCCAAAGAGCCGCAGAAATTGGATATCAACTACTCCAGTTACCTCCAGTTAGAAAAGAGTATGATAGGTTGAGAGAGCTAAAACGCCAATCTATTATGTTAGATCCTGACGATATCGTAGAACGCTATATGCAAATCGCTTTTGCGGATATGACAGATATAGCACAATGGGGTACTGAGCTAGTACCAGATATTGACGAATCAGGTAAGATGCAAATTGATAAAAATGGCAATATAAAAATGTATAAACGTAGCTACCTTAATTTTAAAAATAGTGACCAGGTTGATGGTGGGCTTATATGTGAGATCAGCATGGGAAGGCAGGGCATGAAGGTGAAGCTAGAGGATAGTCTGAAAGCATTGGCTTGGTTGTCGGATTACTTCAACATGAACCCTATGAGCCAGCACCGAATGAATTATGATAATGCAGTGTTGGCATTGCGAAAGAAAGAATTAGATTTAAAGGATTGGTAGTATGGCACAGAGATTTTCTAAACAACTATACACATCTAAAGCATGGACCAATCTAAGGTTTAACCTTATCATTGAGCGCGGTCCTAAGTGCCAGCGATGTGGCAAAGTGATGATTGATACATCCAAGTTGATTGGCCATCACAAAATAACCTTAACTCCTATTAATATTAATGATTTAAATATAACTCTTAATAAGGATAATATTGAGCTGATCTGTTTTGATTGTCATAATAACGATCATCGCCGGTTTGGAAATAATCAGCATAATGTCTATATTATTTATGGTAGTCCTTTGAGTGGCAAAAATACGTTAGTAAATCAGTTGTCTAATTACGGCGATATGGTGCTTGATATTGATAAGCTCTATGAATGTATAAGCAATCAACCGCTTTATGATAAGCCAAACAACCTTAGATTTAATGTGTTTGCGATCAGAGATAAAATTATTGACATGATTAAGACGCGTTATGGTGATTGGTATGATTGCTATATTATAGGCGGTTATCCTAACAAGCAAGAACGTGAGAGAATTGTCAGGGATTTAGGTGCTGAACTTATATATGTTGAATCGACTAAGGAAGAATGCTATCAAAGGGTTGTTGATAGTGGGAAGTCTAAAGAGTGGTATAAATATATTGATAAATGGTGGAGCGAATTTGTTAAATGATATTTAAATATGGCACGCGAGGAATATCCCCCCCTCTAAAAGTATTTTTAAAAAAAATCCCCAAGACCGGTGCTGGCCAATATTTACACATAAACCGAAAATTTGACTTTTTCCTAAAAAGTTTTTGAAAATATTTGAAGGTCGGTGATGTTGTTGAAGGTCCAACAAGAGTACGAGAGAATCAAGGCATTATTCGATGGTGTAGACGAAAAGCAGATCGCGCTTGTTGACGGCAGTATTTTAGAAGTTGCTCGATTGCGTGTTGAACTTGATCGGCTTAATGAGATTGTGAAAGTGACCGGTTTGGTAAAAACCCACCCAGATAATCCTATGTTGCAAAAAGAATTACCAGTATCAAAAATGATCACTAAGGTCCGGGCAAATTATTTATCGTATATTTCCCGCCTGTCGGCATTGCTGGGTAAGAATGTGGATGAGGAAGATGATGAGTTGGGCGAATATGAGTAAAGGATGGGTGGTGGAAAAGATGAAAGACATAGTCTACAAATGCTTAAATGAAAAATGCGATACAATATTTCATGGGATCAATAAAGATGGTATATGTTGTCCTGTATGTGAAAACCCCGTTGTTCCAATAATGGAATTTAAATATTATTGCTCAAATGACGTTCCGACTTATAATGATTTAAAGCAATCAATAAGGACAGTTCACATAAGTCCATATCGAGGTACAGAAGAAGAAATAATGAATCACCTTATAGATGCTTTTAATCTATTTGCAAAACTTGGACAGACTCACCCTAGTAGCCTATCTGATTTTGTTAATGGCATACATAAATGCCAAGACGCTATTATCTGCCGAATAGTGCAAAGAGATTATCCTGAACAATTCCCTATAAAATGTTTAAAGGATGGTGCTAAACATGAAATTTCCTGATATTAAAGTTAAGGTTGATATGTTAGATATTGATATTGCGATTAATAAAGCTAGGGAGTTGCAAGGAATGATATTCAGCACTAGTAGTAAAAGTGGCAGGAATATAGCAATTTCTGCATTGTCTGAGATAGCACAAAACAAAGTTACAACGGCAACGGCTAGAATTGAGGCTTGCAAGGTATTATTGGACTATGAAAGAAACTCATTTTAACTTATCTGGATTGGTGGCTATTTTATGTTTTCTGAACTAAAAACCAAATATCCTCAATCGCATTTCCTTTTATATTACGAGAAATGCAAATGGGGACAGATTATAGTCGGCCAAGAAATGATGGCTCAATTAAATATAATTTTAGAAGATATGTTTAATGAAAATGTCGTTATGGAATTTGCCGATTCTGAAAAACGTATTAAGTTTATCGAAACCCAATGTAAGCACTTTGAAGCACCTTATGCTGGAAAGCCCTTTCTGCTTGAATTATTTCAGAAAGCGTTTATCGAATGTATATTTGCGATTAAAATATACGATAATGATCTTCTAAGGTACGTTCGTAAGTACAAGGAGATCATTTTTTTAGTTGGCAGAAAAAATGGTAAGACTCCTTTGATCGGTGCGATTTGTTTGGCTGAATGGTTTTGCGGTCAGGCAGGCTGCAAGATACTTTGTGCAAGTAATTCATACGATCAAGCCGATCTGATGTTCCAAGCGATTAATGCAATGAGAGAAGAAAGCCGAACCCTTGAAAAATGCACTAGAAAAAATATTCGCGGTATGTATTTTGGCAATCCGAAGCAGAAAAGTAAAAAAGGTAAATTCAGTTATCAAAATAAAGGAAATATTCGTAAGCTGTCAGCCAAGACAGGTGCAAAGGAAGGTCGTAATATTGCTGTAGGCGCTGTAGATGAAGTTTTTGAAATGCAAGATGATACTTTGATCATGCCAATAAGACAAGCATTGTCAACTCAGCATGAACCGCTTTACTTTGAGCTTACCACTGAGGGTTTTACCGACGATGGCTATCTTGACCATAGGTTAGCGGATGCAAGGAAAGTATTGAAGGGCGAATTAAACCGTCCTAGATGGTTAATATGGCTTTATACACATGATTCTGAAGAAGAGATTTGGCAGAACGAAGAATCATGGTCTAAGTCGAACCCTGGACTAAAAACAATAAAAAAAATTAGTTTCTTGCGCGAGATGCTGGAGGAAGCTAAGAATAGCACCAGTACCAGGGCATTTGTCCTTGGAAAAGATTTTAATATCAAGCAGAATAGCGCGGCCGCTTGGTTACAGGATGCCGACATAATTAACATAGAAACGTTCGATCCTGAGAAATTTCACAGTAAGTATTATATAGGGTCCTTGGATTTTGCAGAGACAACTGATCTTTGTAATGCCAAGGCTTTCTTTTATTGCCCTGATGATGGAAAAGTTTATTCGTTAACGATGTATTTCATCCCTGCGACAAAAGCAGACGCCATGCTGGAAGATGATAATAAAACAAATCCTGAGAAAAAGGATTACCGCGAGTGGGCGAGGCGAGGACTAGTCACGATTTGCCCAGGGGATGAGGTTGATCCATTGATAGTTGTGAAATGGTTCTATGGTTTATATGAAAATTATAAAATGCGGCCTTATAAAGTTGGTTTTGATAACTGGCACGCTACCGGTTTTAAAAATTCATTCGTAGATCATTTTGGCGATGGTATTTTAGAACGCATTAATATGGATTTTAATAGCCTATCAAATCCTATGAGGTTACTAGAATCGGCACTGAAAAATAAAACCATGAACTATAACAACCATGAAATAGACCGCTGGAATTTACGGAATGTATCTATCCGCATGGATAATATTGGACGCATTATGCCAGTTAAAAAAATGGGGCAATCAAAAAACCGTATTGATGGTGCTTTAGGCTTCATGATTGCATTTGCTACTTATAGCAGGTTTAAGTCAGAATATATGGCCATGTGTTAGGAGGTGATAACTTGATATTTAACTATCTAAAAAACGTATTTACAAATTACAAACAAAACCAAGTCAATAAAACAATTGCCAGCATCTTAAACGATGGCCGAGCAATATTCTCCCAGTTTGGCGAGGATGTTTATTGCTCTGACTTCGTAAATAATTGCATCGATCGAATAGCTACTGAGGTATCCAAGATTGACATTGTTTCTGTCGTGCAAAAGCCCGGTAGTATTCGTCAACAAAACGATGATATCTCAAGGTTATTTAGGTTTAAGCCAAATCCACTACAAACAACTAAAGATTTCCTCGCTTGCTGTGAATGGCTCAGGCGCAAAGACTGCAATTGTTTCATATATCCTCAATATGACATTTTGCCAGATAAATTAGGACAGCCAATACGAAAGTATACAGCCTTCTACCCTCTTAATCCTACTAGTATAGAAATTGGCACTGATGAAAGCGGTAATGTATGGCAAGTTAAGTTTTATTGGCGTGATGGCAGTAGCGACATACTACCTTATGCTGATTTGATACATCTTAGATGGCGCAGAGGTAAAAATACTATTGTCGGTGGCGGTAATGATTTTGGCATACCTGATACCAAGAATCTGCTAAGTTCGATCAAGATACTTGATCAAGTGTTGCAGGGATTGCCTAAAAGTATTGAAGCTAGTCTTAAAATAACTGGCATGTATAGCGTCAAAACTTTAATTGACCAGGAGATATTAAAAGCGGCTAGAGATAAATTCGAGGAACATATCTTTAGTAGCAAGGCGGGTATCGTTGCCACGGACCTTGCTGGGGAGTTTACCCCAATTCACATGAAGCCTGCTGATATTAAATCAGAAACAATGAAATTTGTTAAAGATATTATTCGCGAGCGTTACGGAATATCAGACGCCATAATGTCAGGTGATTATTCGGGCGAGCAGCATGGCGCGTTTTTTCAGACTTGCTTGGAGGATTTTATTACAGAGTTCGAGCAGGGCATGTCAGCCTGTTTATTTACTCAACGTGAACAAGACGTAGGGCATAGGGTTAAATGTTACTACAGTAAAGTTGCTTACCTATCTATGGCGGCTAAGATTGAATATGCGACACTGGCTACTAATACAGGTTTGAAAACATTGAATGAGGTTTGCGATATGTTTGGTGATGAGCCATTTGCTGAGGGCGACCGCAGGTTGCAGTCGTTGAATTTTGTGAGCACTAATATTATTGACTCATATCAATTAAATCAGGCAGGGGCTATTAAGGCCGTAGATAACACAAATGGAGGTAATAAATAAATGGGTAAAAAAAATAAAGAATTTGATAAAGAGATGATGGTTACACGCAGCTTTAATGTTCCTGATTTTAGGGCTACGCAAATACCAGATCAAGGACAAGGCCGGCTAGAAGGGCATGCCGCTGTATTTGATTCCATGACTAGTATTGGCGGCTATTACAATGAAATAATTCAGCGGGGGGCATTCGATCAATGTAATTTTGACGATGTTCTTTTTTTTATTAACCACGATTGTGAAGAAATTCCATTAGCGAGAAGCCGCAGGAATAACAGTAACAGTACCATGCAATTACTTGTAGATAATATTGGACTATCTGTTAGAGCTGACATTGATACAGAAAACAATTCTGATGCAAAAGGTTTGTATTCGGCTGTTGATCGCGGAGATGTTAGTGGAATGAGTTTCTGTTTTAGAGTCAAGGAAGATAAATGGGATGGATTGGATACTGAAGTCCCAACAAGAACAATAATTAGTATAGCTAAAGTCTATGAAGTAAGCGCGGTAAATAACCCGGCTTACGATTTGACTGATATTAATGCTCGTGACAAATCTGCGTTGGATAACGCAAAACTGGCATTGGATAATGTTAGGTCACAGTTATTGGATAATGACAAAGAGCTAGATATAAATAAACTAAGAAATGATCAGGAAGTACTTAGGGCTTTTAGAGCAAGAATTAATGAGAAAAAAAATAAAAGAGAAGAAGGGGTAAATAAATATGAATAAAAAAATAATTTTAGATAGAATCGCTAAAAAAGAAGCACGTATTTCCGAATTGGAAGTAAAATCAGCATCTACTGAGGATGCGAAAGAAATTAGAAGTATTTTTAAAGAGATCAATGGTTTGGAAAAGGAAATTATTGAAGATCGCGGCATGATTAATGCTATTCCTGTAGAGTTAATTGATGATGGCCAATCAGAAAGAACAAAAAAAATTAATGCCGCCGAAACAGCTGAAGCAGAAAAACGTGGCACTCAATTTACTCCAGGCGTTGGATTTAAACCTCTCGCTAATGCTAATTTCGATGGCGAAAAACGCACCAAAGAAGAAATTAATTTAGCTGATTGCGAAAAGCGCGGTAAGGATCTGTTAGAGCAGCGAGCCGTAACGGTTGCTAGTGCTGGTATTTTATTGCCTGACTATCAAGCAACTACTATCAATCCTACTTTTAATCAGATTTCTAGCCTGATTGAACGTGTTACTATCCAATCTCTTACTGGTGGCGAGTCTTACACCCAGCCTTATTTGATTGACAACCCTGCTGGCGACTACTCGCTTGAAGGTGTCGCGTTTAATAACAATGATCCTGTATTTGGTAAAGCATCTATTACCAAAGCCAAGGTTACGTCCTATAGCGAGTCAACCGAAGAGCTATTAAAATTACCTGCTGCCCCTTATGAGCAAGAAGTCATGGCAGGTATTTCCAAAGCTGTTCGCAGAAAAATTACTAAGGAGATTCTTGTCGGCGATGGTACAACTAATCATCTTGCAGGTATTTTTTCAACTGCCGCTACTGCTATTCTTCTTGCCAGTGATTTAGCTGTTTCGGCTATCGGCATTACCACGTTGGATGATATTGTTTTTGGGTTTGGTGGAAGCGAGGACGTAGAAGATACGGCTGTTTTGATTTTAAACAAATCAGACTTAAAGGCATTTAGCCAACTTCGCACTACAACTGGCGAACGATTCCACAAAATTACCACTAACGGCAATACTGGCACGATTGATACGGTTCCGTATATTATCAATAGTGCTTGTAATGCTCTGAGCGCATCAGGAACTACAGCAGGATCTTACTGCATGGCCTATGGCCCTCTATCAAATTACAAACTGGCCATTTTCAGCAACTTAGACGTACAACGTTCAACTGATTTTAAATTCTCATCGGGGCAGATCGCGCATAGAGCCAGCATCTTTATTGGTGGAAATGTAGTGGCTTATAACGGATTCCTTCGTGTTACTAAAAAAGCTGCAGTGTAAATAACTAATGTATGAGGGTGGTATTAACTGCCCTCATATTATTTTTTAAGGAAAGGTGATATGAATGCCAGGAGAAAAAGAGACAGCGACTATTGACAATTCTGAAGCATTACAAAAAATAGCTGAGAGTGCTGCCCAGATAGTACCTGAAGAACTAACAGCACCAACTGTCATTAATACTGAAACTACTGAGGTTTTACAGCAAACAGAAACAGTTGTTATTTTCAGAGTGAACCGTCCTTTAATGTCTCACGAATATGAAGAGTTAGAGATTCGCGTTCGCCAAGAAAATGAAAAATCAGGTCTTAAAATTGTACTTGCTCCCTACAGCGTGGATGCTGAAATTACAGGGGGTTAAATTGTGGACTTAGACGAATTAAAACTATTTTTAAAGGTAGATGGAAATGATCTTGATGTAATTTTAACTGGCTACAAGGAAGATGCCGAATCATTTTTACTTAATGCTGGAGCCACGCAGGATTATACAAATTCAAGGTATAAAGTGGCGGTTTCAGTTTATTGCGGTATTTTATTGAGATACCCTGCAATGATGGATGATCGTGGAAATCCTATTGATCCGGCAGTAATACTTAAAGGTACTATTGCCCAGTTAAGATTATCACCGGTGACGGTATGAGTATTAACGCCGGTAGTTTGAATAGAAGAATAACTTTTATCACCTACGAAGAAGTTGAAAACGAATTAGAATTAACTGAACAGCATAAAAAGGAATTATTGACCTGCTGGGCCAGGATAGAGCCGGCTAGAGGGAAAGAGTATTATGAAGCGCAGAAGATTAGAACCGAGGATAGTTATAAAATAACAACGCGATTTCATAAAGGTATTGAAGCTTCTATGCTCATTGAATATCAAAGTCGAACGTTTGAAATTCAAAATATCGTTGATCCGTACATGAATCATTCGGCATTAGAGTTCTATTGCACTGAAAAAAGTCGCGGTCTTAGCGACGTTACAACATGAGCGATGGACTTGAATTTAAAATAGACGACTTTTTGGGTGATATTAATCAAGTGGCAAACGAGTTTCCGCTTGAAAGCGAGAAGCGATTAAACAAAATCGGTAATAAATTCAAAAAAATTGTTCGTGATAAATCTCCGGACAGCGGTAAAGCGAGTAAACGTAAGTTAAAAAAATCTTGGAAATCCAAAGTAACCGGCTATAAAGGTGAAAATCTTGAATGTGAGGTTTGGTCAACAAGTCCACACTTTCACTTAGTTGATCGCGGTCATGTGCAGAAAAATAAAAAAGGACAAGTGCTTGGTTTTGTGCAAGGCAAACACTTTCTAGAAGCTACAGCACAGGAAGTGGACACAACTGTTGTTCCAGCCGAATTAGAAAAGTTTATGAATGAGATTGCAAAAAAAATAGAAAAGCGGTGATGATGTGCTTAGGCAAACGGCAATAATTAAAGCGGTTACGGGCTTACTCAAGACGAAATACAGCGACCATAAAATCTATACAGATGAAATTGTTGAAGGTTTTAAACAGCCTTGTTTTTTTGTAAAGTTGATTAAGCGAACTAATTCGAATACATTAAATTTTAACGACAACACCTTAAGCATCATCATCACCTACTTTGCAAGTCCGGATGTAAATAAAGAGATCGCTTATTTGGACATGACCGATGATCTTAATTTGCTTTTCGATACTGGTTTCCAGGCCGGTGACAGATATTTGCACGTCAAGAACTTCGCGACTGATAGAATCGGTGAGAAGCAAGACATATTGCAGGTAACAATCAATATTGACTACTTGGATAATACTAACCGCAAAAAAGAAACTTATGACATTATGGGAAATTTAGTTTTAAACAAAAAATTGATTATAAAGGAATGATGAATAATGAGTTTAGGCTTACCGTCAATCACGATTGCGTTTAAAAGTACGTCAATCACGGCAATTACACGAAGTCAGCGCGGCATTGTAGCGATGATCATCAAAGAAACGGCATTAGCCGTAGCAGGAAAACGAGTGGTTAACGTAAGCAAACAATTGGTTGCCGGTGATACTATTTCGTTTAATGGGATCACTTTTGCGGCAACAACCGATAAAACGGACGCGACAAATTTTGCTATTGCCGCGAATCTGGCGACAACGGCAACCAACATTGCAGCCGCATTAAATGATAATAGCACGATCAGCGCACTTTATACGGCTGCTGCTAATTCCGGGGATATTACCGTAACAGAAAAAATCGCTGGCAACGGCAATACTCCACCTGTTTTTTCTGTAACTGGCACAGGTACTTTGACACAAGAATCTATAACAACGAGTTATTCGTTCGCCAGCCCGATCACGGTATATACAACAACAGATGTCCCGGATGCGCTGTCGGCTGATAACCAGGAACAAATTGAACTTTGTTTGAAAGGGTACCAGACGCCACCGAAAAAGATTTTGGTATATGTAATTGAAACAGCGGAGGAAAATTACAACGCGGCATTGCTTCTACTAGAAAATGCACGTTGGGATTATTTGGTTATCCCGGGGATTGTGACAGCAGATGTGGATACTATCGCCACATGGATTAAAACTATGCGATCCACGAAAGACAAGATGGTAAAAGCAGTTTTGCCGCACTCAAAAGCTGATTCTGAAGGTATTGTTAATTTTACAAATACGACTATCACGACAGCTTCAAAGACTTATACCACGGCGCAGTATTGCAGCCGCATTGCCGGATTGATTGCCGGAACTCCAATGACAATAAGCTGCACGTTTGCGTCACTTTCAGAGGTTGTATCTTGTGATATTTACACTAAAGAGGAAATGGATACCAAAATTGCCGCTGGTGAATTTTTCATCATGTATGATGGCACTAAATATAAGGTTGCTCGCGGTGTGAATAGTTTTGTGACAACAATTGAATCGAAAGGCGGCAGCTTTAAAAAGGTTAAACTTATTGATGCAATGGATATGATTCATGATGATATTAAAACCACAGCAAATGATTCGTATATTGGTAAATATAGTAATAGTTACGACCATAAATGTCTGTTAATCTCAGCAATACAAGGTTATTTCGACCAGCTTGAGCTGGATGGTATTCTTGACCGGAAGAAAAATAGTGTAGCAATTGATACCGAACAGCAACGCGTATATTTGCTTAGTAATGGTGATTTTACACAAGCTGAACTGGCGGCGATGAAGGATCAAACAGTTAATGAAGCAAACACGAGAGATCAAGTTTTTTTAGCGGCGAGCATTAAAATCTTAGATGCGATTGAAGACATTAAACTTGGTATTTCAATTTAATAATTTTTTTGGGGGTGAAATATAAATGTCTACAGGTATGGAAGCAAAACAGGTTATGAATGGCACGCAAGGCGAGGTGTGGATTGATGGCGACTATATGTCGCAGATTACCGAATTTAAGGCCAGCGTAGCAATAGATAAAACAGAAATTAACATGGTTAAAAAATTATCTAAGCAGTATAAAGTCGTTGGCTATACGTGCAAAGGTAGCTTAAAAATGAATCATATTTCAAGCTATATGATCACGAAAATGAATGCTAATATGAAAGCCGGGAAGCAAACAGTTTGTACGCTCATTAGTAAGTTAGATGATCCAGATGCGATTGGCTCTGAGCGTATAGTTATTAAAGACGCGGTATTTGATGAATTAATTCTAGCCGATTGGTCAGCTAAAAAAATGGGTGAAGAATCATACAACTTTACGTTTAGTGATTGGGATATTTTAGATACGGCGGATGAATAAAGGAATGGAGGCAGCCTACATTGTAGACTGTCTCTTATTTATTTCGAAAGTCTTAATTTTAGGAGGAATAATTATGAGTTTGATTGATAAATTGTTGACAACGGATGCTGGTAAATTAACGGAAAAGCCACATAAAAAATATGAAGTGGAACGTCTAAGCAAAAAATTGAATAGTAAATTTGAACTTGAACTGGAAGCACTGAATCCAAAGCGTTATGCGGAAATTCAGCGACAGTCCGTGGATCTTAACAAAAAAGGAGGCATTAAGGATTTTAACATGTTTGATCTGCAAGTTTTGACGTTGCTCGACGGCGTAAAAGAACCCAACCTTAAAGAAAAAAAGTTACTGGATCATTTTAGCGTAATCACTCCAAAAGAATTAGTTTCCAAATTATTCTTAAGTGGGGAAATTGCAGACATTTACAATGAAATCAACGTTCTAAGCGGCTATGATAAGGATGAAGACGAAACGGACGAAGAAATAAAAAACTAATTGAAACCGACAGCGAAGCACAGCTAATGTATTATCTTTTTAGATTTCATCACAAAAATCCTAGTGAAATATATTGGCTTCCAGTCGGTGAGCGTCAAATTTTATATTCGTTCATGCGGTATGAATTATTACAGAGGGAAAAAGAAAATACTCCACCGGAAGGAGGAGAGTGATCAATGGCAAGAGTTATCGATGCGATTCTAAGTTTGAAAGATAAGTTTTCGCCAACATTGAAAAATGTATCTAGGAATTTAGAAGAACAGTCTAAAATTCATAAAAGACTTGGCAAGGACATTGAGAGCACCGGCAAAAGCATTTCAAGCTTTGGGAAGGCTACAGCGGTTATTTCGTTGCCACTAGTTGCCGCTGCTACCGCTGGTTTTGCACTTAGTCAAAGCATGGATAAAGCAATGGCAAGAGTTGGAATGCTTGGAAATCTAACCGTAGATCAAACCACACAGATGAAAAAGGGGATCATTGATCTATCAAATCAAACCGGTGTTGCATCGGAAACAATTGCAACCGCAATGCAAAAAGCAATTGCAGGTGGTATTGCCGCTGGCGATAGTATGAGGTTCTTAGGTGATGCTATCAAGTATAGTAAAGTTTCCGGTATGGAATTAGACACAGTCATTGAAACAACAAACTCATATTTAAAAGCATATAGTCTAGGTGCAGATCAAGCCGCAATGATCAATGACAAGCTGGTTGTGACGGCTAGGCTGGCAAAGGTTGAAATGTCGGCAATGTCGCCTGCACTGGCAGGGGTTGCTAAGGCGGCGGCAGATGCTGGCGTTAGTGTAGATCAAATGGATGCAGCTTATGCGGTCATGGTTAAACATGGGATTGATAACAATAGTGCAGCAGGTACGTTGTCGGGATTATTTGAGTCGTTTACGAAAGCAAGTCCGAAAGCGATAAAAGCGGCAGAAAGTTTTGGTATTGAGCTAAATCGCGCACACATCCAGGCAATTGGCTTTCCTGCCTTTTTAAAAGAAATACAGGAAAAAACAGGCGGCAACGAGCAAGCAATGGGCAAGATCATTAAGGATGTAAAGGCATTTAAGCTTGCATTAAGCCTGACGTCCAACGATCAAGAATTTAATGATATGCTGACGCAGATTAAAGACAGCAGTGGTGCTACGTCTGAAAGTCTGTCTAAATTAAGCACGCCAGCGAGTAGAGTAGCAAAATCAATGAATCAGCTGAAAAATGCTGGTATTGAATTAGCAGATGGGTTGCAACCTCTTATAGCATCGACAGCGATCATGATTACTAATCTTGTAGCAGCATTTAATAGCCTAAGCGATGAACAGAAGAACATGATATTCACAGCTGCAAAGGCAATTGTTGTGACTACTCTTTTGAGTGGCACGATTGGTAAAGTAATATCAGTTTTTGGATCTGGAATTGGAACAATTGCATCAATAAGCACAGGTATTAAAACGGCGGGCTCGGTTAGCGGGTTTTTGGCAACTAAATTTTCGGATTTAATTGCAGTATTTAAATTGGTTGGCTCAGCAGCAAGGTTATTATTTATGAATCCTATCGGCATTGCAATCATGGTTGTTGTTGGATTGGCGTATCTGATTTATACCCATTGGGGGCCAGTTAAAGAGTTTTTCACCAATTTAGGGGTGAGCATAACATCCATATTTAATAGTGTAAGCACATACGTTCAATCAGCAATGAATAACATTAGTTCAACTATAACAAGTGTAACTAGCTCAATTCAAATCAGCTGGGGACAGGTGAAAATGTTTTTTACTAGTATGTGGAGTAGCATTGTATCTGTATTTTCGTCAGCCATAACAGCAATTAAATCATGGATGGACCAGATGGGTATAACTGATAAATTACAAGTATTATCAGCAAAAACGCAGGCTTTTATTGCAGCTTATATTGCACTTTGGCTGAACTTACGTAACGGGATTGTCTCTATTGCCTTGTCTATCGCCGGGCCGATCATTGCCGGATGGAACATAATAAAAGCGTTATTTGCCAGCCTATGGACTAGCATTACATCAACGCTTGCAGCTTTTATAGCAACATGTATTACAGTCTGGTTGAATTTACGAAATGGAATTGTCTCGATAGTCTCAGCAATTACTGGGCCTGTCATTGCAGTTATTAGCAGCTTATGGAATGGTATTACATCTAAAACAACCGCAGGGGGCAGCGTCATTATGTCAGTTGTAAATTTGATTAAAAATTATTTTATCACTGGGTTTAGCATAATGGTTAATGTAGTCGGTGTGGTTTTTTCGGGATTAATCAGCATTATCGGTACGGTAATTAATGGCGTGATAACGGTGCTTGGCGGAATCATAACCTTTATTACCGGCGTATTTACTGGTAACTGGCAGATGGCTTGGCAGGGCGTCGTGGAGATTTTTCGCGGCATTTTCAGCACAATTGAAGGCATATGCAACACGGTAATGAGTACGATTAAAGCGGCCATAAATGCAGTAATTAGCGGCGTAAACTCTGTTAGTGTAGATGTACCGGACTGGGTGCCAGTGGTTGGTGGTCAGCATTATCAGTCATCTATACCTATGTTGGCACATGGTACAGACAACTGGCGCGGCGGTCCGGCAATGATTCATGATGCAGGCCCAGAAATTGTGGACTTACCAAACGGAAGCAGGGTTATTCCTCATTCTAGGTCAATGCAGCAAGAATACGAACGTGGTCGCAAGGAAAGTAGTAGCGGTAATACAATCAGTATTTCAAAGCTGGCAGATACAATCGTTGTCAGGGAAGATGCTGACATTGATAAAATTGTAGAAAAATTAGCATTCAAGTTAAAATCTTATGCAATAAATCGAGCAGAAGGTGCACTCTAAGCGCCTTCTGCTTGATGTTAAAAGGAGTTGATGTAATGAGTAGTATTCTATCAAGTCTCCTTTCAAGTTTCTCATCAGGCTCCCTATCAAGTTCTGGTACAGCAAACCAGCCACCAAAAATATATCTGCAGTCGGCTGCAGGGAAGATACAACTTCCAATACCTCCATCAAGCTTTAAAGTGTCTGTAAAGCAGAATAATTCGACGGTCAATATAAATAATCTTGGCGAATTAAATATGATTGGTAAAACTGGTCTTATCACATTGGCTCTAAGTAGTTTTTTTCCAAACCAGCAATATAGTTTTTGCCAGTGTACACCGGATAGCCCATATAACTATGTCAAGACTATTGACGGCTGGCGAACAAACGGACAGCCGGCGCGTATTACAATTAGCGATACGCCGATAAATTATGCGGTGACGATTGATTCCTTCGAGTGGGAAGAAAAAGACGGCACCGGTGATGTCTATTTCAGTTTGGATCTTAAAGAATATAAATTTGTGGGCAGTGCTGTGGATAATACCATAAACACAGTAACAGGTCTGAAAGACCGGACAGACGCGACAAGCGTTGCGGATGCTGTTAAGTCGGTCACAGTATATCCGGGCGATTCGCTTATGGATATTACGAGTCGCGCCTTGGGACAAACGACCAGTATAAACGATGATACGAAAAGCTATTTGACCGCTTACAAGGCTCTCGCAAAGGCAGGCGGTCTATCGATAGGGAACGTTCTGAAAGTAAACAGCACGAAAAGACTGAAAGTGGGTGATACAAATATTCAGCTGTAAGGTTAACGACAAAGACATTTCGAATTATGTTCTTTCTTATAATTGGTCGGGGGATATTGGCCAGGCTGGTCGTAAGCTGGATTTTCCGATTGCCTACAATACGAAGGACAAAATTTTCGTGAATCAAAATATCATTGCTGGTGATACTGTTTATTTGTACTATACCGATGATAATAACAAAAAAGCAACGCCGATTGAAATTTTTCGCGGCGTTATTTTTATGCGCCAAAGGAATACGGCCAATTCTACTTTTGATTTTGTGGCCTATGATAAATTGATTTATTTGGCGAAGTCAAAGACCACGCGGAAATTTACTAATATTACAGTCGAATCCGTAATTCAACAGGTCGCCAACGAAATGAATATTGAGATCGGCAGTATATGTAATATTGGCGTATACGTTGATTTTATCGCGGATAACATGTCTTGCACAGAAATCATCAAAAAAGCGTTTGATATGGCATATTGGAAAAATCAGAAGCAATATAGCATGTACATGAATCAAGATAAATTGTATGTGGTTGAGCGATCTAAAACAATCGAGAACTACACGGCCAGCGACAACGTGAACATTGAATGCACAAATCACAGCGAATCCATAGAGGATATGATCAATACGGTCATGGTCGTTGATGACAATGGTGCTAGCATTGGCACCGTCAGCAATGGTGCAGACCTAGCCGCGTATGGGAAGCTGCAGGACGTTTATAAAGTAGATAGCAAGCAAGATACACAGTCGGCGGCAAAAGCACTTTTAAAAACGGTAGCTTTTAAATCATCGCTATCTGGCATCGGCAATATCCAATGTATTACTGGTTACAGCATAATCATCCAGGAAGAACAGCTTAAGGGTAAGTTTACAATCCGCAGTGATCGTCACAGTATTTCCGGCAATGTCCATAAAATGGACTTGGAGCTTGAATTTTTAGAGGTGGTCAATAATGCGTGAAAATCCATGTAGTACAATTCTGGATATCATAAAGGGCGTGAGTGAGAGCGCCAATTCGCCATCCATTAAGATTGGAAAAATTATTGCCTCGCCGCCTGAAATACAGGTCAGCTATAATGGAATTGTTTTAGACAAAAAAGACGTTTGGATCAGTGAGTATCTGCTGATTGGGCATGGCAGAACAGCAAGGGGACATACAAAGAGTGAAACACAACCGCGCAGTGGCGGGGGCGGTGATGCTGAATTTGCAAGTCATACGCATGATATTGATAATGATTACACCGATACCATTATTTATACGGATACCATTAAGACTGGTGATTATGTCAGCATTATGCCGATGGTCAGCGAAGATGGCAGTAGTCAGCAGTATATTATTTTAGATAAGATAGTCCACTTATAAGGTGGTGGTAATATGGCGAATCCTTTTGTAAGCGGTACAACAGCAGACAGTATAAGCGACAATAGTTTGTCGATATTCACGGAGTATGCCTGGGATTTTACAAATAATTGTTTTATTTTTGAATCCGGCAAGCATAAAATTGTTACCGAAAATGAAGCACTGAAAGTTTGGATATATAAAACATTGGCAACCGAGCGCTGGCGGTATAGGGCATACGATAACGCATACGGTGTTGAGTTAGAACAGTTTATAGGGAAAAGTACCAACAATGCAGATAGTGCAATGGAGGTTGAGCGGTATATACAAGAAGCCTTACTGATCAATCCTTATATTAAGTCTATTGATGATATTACTTTTACTAATGATAGTGATGTACTAGCTTTTACGATCAGCTTGACAACGGTTTATGGTAGCCTGGCGGTATCCAGTAGTTAAAGGTGGTGAAAAATAAATGAGTTTTGAAACGCAAAGCAAGTCCGATATTTTAACCCGGCTCAAAGCGGACTTAGCAACAATGCTAAATGGTCAATCCAGTATCGAAGGTACCTTTAATGCGGATATGTTGACAGCTAATGCTATAGAATTTGAGCAAGCCTATGCTGAAATGAATTTGATGATTGAGGCTAATTTTGCCGATACAAGTTGGGGCGAATACCTTACGGCGCGGGCAGCTGAATTTGGTGTGATTCGAAAAGAAGCCGCCAAAGCGATTGGCAAACTAAAGGTCACTGGGACGGCGGGATCAAGCATTGTCACGGGCAGTCTGTTTGCAACGGAACAGGACATTAAATTTTATTCCAGAGGCGATGCAATAGTTAGCGCGGATGGTACAGTTACGATTAACATTGAGTGTGGTGTAGCAGGCGCGGTTGGCAATGTAGAAGCTGGAACTATTGTAAATATCCCAATGAGCATGCCGGGGATTACTTCATGCACGAATTTGGCGACAACATACGACGGCTTCAAAGAAGAGACAGACGCTGCGTTGCTGGAAAGGTATCTATTAAAAGTAAGAACTCCTGCGACGTCTGGAAACAAATATCACTATTTGCAGTGGGCGCTATCAGTTACTGGCGTTGGACAATCAAAGGTCATACCTTTATGGAATGGAGCTGGTACGGTAAAAGTAGTCATTATCAATTCAGACGGTGCAACGGCGAGTGACGATTTGATCGCAGACGTGATAGCCTATATTGAGTCAGTGCGACCGATCGGCGCGACAGTAACGGTGACAAGTCCGGCACCGCTGGCAATCAACATAGTTGCCGACATAACCGGCATAGCAGATATTGATGCGGTTACCACAGCGGTTAATACCTATCTCACAGCCAACGGTTTTAGCATGACATATGTTTCTATTGCGCAAATCGGAAAAATTCTACTGAGTACCACAGGTATAACAGATTACAGTAAGTTAAAGATAAACGATGGCACAACTAATATAACAATCAGCGACGAAGAATTGCCGATTTGTGGGACGGTGACATTGAATGTGGCTACGTAATAACGAAGTAAATATTTTAAAATACCTGCCCGAATTCCTGCAATCAGACATGAATTTTAAATATGTTGCAAATACCTGTAGTGCTGAACATGAAAAAATTCGGGAAGCCCTGCAGGATGTTTTTAATCAATTTTTTATCAAGACAGCTACATGGGGGCTGGCAAGGTACGAAAGAATTTTAGGAATAACACAAAAGCCAACCGATGATTACCAAGCACGGAGAAATAGAATTTTGCTCCGATATCAGAGCACACAAACTAGCACAATTGATTTTTTACAGTTGTTGTTAAAACGGTATGTGGATGTAGACACAGCAGTAAAAGTGACTGAAGATAATAGTCGCTATAGATTTACTGTTCAGGTTGCCGGTAACAACATCGTTAATTTCGATGGTATGTTTGAAGCATTGAATTTATATAAACCAGCGCATTTGGCTATGCAAATTGAACTTGATCGCGCAGACCAAACAAATTTGTATATCGGTGGTGCTGCTTTTTTAGGTGGTACTCAAAGTATTGGATTACATCGAACAAATCAGATTAATACAGGATTTTATATTGGTGCAGCACAGCGCATGGGCGGAGATCAAACAATAGGATTATCATCGACTAGACAACTTACTTGTAGTCTGATGGCCATCACGGCTATGGGATATGGCGGTCAAATCACAGTTTTACCAAGAGGGGGAATATAGAATGGCACAATGGAATGGAACAGTTGTTACTGCGAAAGGCATGCAACTATTAAGCAAAGTACTGGCTGGCCTCACTACGTTGAAGTTTACGCGAGTGGCAGCAGGTGATGGGCAACTCACTAGTGGGCAGAACCTGCAGGATCTAACGGCTCTGATTAATCCAAAGATGAATCTATCGATTGTATCAGATTCAGTAAATGGCGATGGGACATCAAGCATTTTGGCAAATTTAAACAATCAAAGCTTAGCCACCGGATTTGATTTTTGCGAATTTGGTCTGTTTGCAACTGATCCAGATGTAGGTGAAATTTTATACTGCGTAGATAATGCCGGCATTTATTCGGATTATATCCCCGCTGGCAATGGACCGAATTTAGTAAATTCCAATTTAAATATTGTCACGAAGATTGGCCAGACGACTAGTATCACCGTGGATGTTGATCCGAATTTAACATTTGCTAGTCAGGCCTCTGTTGCAAACCACGTAAATAGCCCTACTGATCCACATCCTTACTGGCTGCAGAAGGGTTTACAAACAACCACCACTACACATTTTTGGGTACAACAAGCGGCTGACGGTAAGTTGCATCCCATGGCGCTGGCAGATGCACAGGCGGCAATCCTGGGCGGCAATGCAAACGTAATCCCGGTCATGGCAGCGCAGATCGATGCAACAAACCGAGAACTATCAAACGTTGCATTATATATGCAGGCAATGCAGACCTACCCAGATTACAACGCATTAGTTGCCGAGGAGTTTTGCCCAACCACAAACGCTGACGTTTTTAGCTGTCAAGTTACTAGTGTTGGTGCTGGTAGCAACTCGTTAGGGGTTGCAACTCTTCAAGGCATAGTCGAAGGCAGCTGGTACACGGTCACAGACGGAGTTAACCAAGAATCAGTACAAATTACAGCGGTAATCCAAAACGGTACGACTTTAAGGGCGCAGCTTGCCAATAATATCGTCAATACCTATAACACAGCAACAGCTATGTTATACAGATCAACAGCGCAGATTATACCAGGTACCGTGGGAATACTGGGTAGTGGTAATGCACAAGGGGCTGGTAATCAGTCCGTATCAACATGGGCACCAACAACAATTTGGTCAGGCGTTAATGCCAATAATCCGGTTACTGCAAGTTTAACTACTACGCAGGCTAATATCGCATCATATACAATCACAGGTAGCATTGCTTTTGACGTTAACGGCAATGTAACTCTGGTTTAAAGGAGGACTTCAAAAATGGCTTTTGATCAAACAATTACAAACGGTTATGGTACTGGTGCACTGGGTGCTGTAACAAACCCTGCTGGACAGATAAACTCATACGCAAATGTTACGGGCATCGGAACTGCAGGGACAAATCAAATCACCATTGGTACGCCACTCAATGGAGTTTATGAAACTTTTGCAGTCGGTAAAGAGATTATGCTTCATGCTAGCGCGGTGGCATCCGGTACAGATGCCACGAAGTCAGGGAAGTCTATGGTTGCCACGATAACGGCTGTAGCTGGATCGGTTTTAACCTTATCAGCTGACCCTACTACATTATTTGTAACTGCTGACTTGACACCTTACATTGTACAAGCGTTTACCATTGCCCAATTTGACACGTTAACACTGTCTAGTGGTAGTATTGCCCCGATAGCCTACAGTATTGCAAATAAATATGGCGGCATTCTTGCTTTTAAATGTAAAACTTCGTTGGTTCTATCAGGTGGGACTATTAACTTAGTTGATAAGGGCATCCCCGTAGCGAACTTAGCACTACGGCTCTTAACAGCGCAAGAAACTGAGATGACAACTACAGGAAAAACTACAGGGTGGGAGAATCATATTACAGCGCGACAGTTTTTATTAAATAGTGGTGACGGTGCGGTTTTTATAGGTGCTAAACTTGTAGATAATACATTAGGTGGTGCTACGACTCGTATTGGTAATATAACGGCAGGCGTGGCTTACTTTCCATATGGAGCTAGTCTAAATACCCCTACACTTGCAAAGGGTGGCAGTACTATTTTGATAGTGGCGGACTCTATACTTAATTTTCTGCCTTCTATAATTAGTAAAGGTAAAAACGCGGGGGCGGGTTATGGTCGGTGTTATATTGCAACAAATACACTACTACCTAATGACGAAGGTTTGTACGCACAGGACTGCATATCTGATAAGACACGTCTTGTAAACACCCTAGGTGTAAAAGACTTCGGAGACGGTATATTAGGTACTATTGTGAATCCTTCTGGACAACTTAACAGTTATGTCCCTGTTACAGCGATAATTGGTAATCTAGCTACAGTAAATATGGCTAATGTGTCTAACGGTATATATGATACATTTGTTGCAGGTTCAGAAGTGATGTTCTATGTTTCGACTAAAGTAACTAGTGGCACAGATAGTTCCTTATTGGGCAAGTTTTTCTGCACAAAAATTTTAAGTGTAAATGGTAATACTATCACATTTGCGATACCTGTACCGTTTACGGTGTCGCTGACTGATTATTCCTGCCAGCTAGTAACTGTTCCACGTTTCGGTAATTTAACTATATCGACTAGCTATACAGGCACACTAGCATGGGATAATATCAAAAAGATTGGTGGAATTTTAGCTTTAAAAGCTAACGGTTTACTTGATTTAAGTGGCGGTCAAATTAACTTGGTAAACAAAGGTCTTACCAAAGATAATATATTACGTCCGGTATTAACTAAGCAATGCTCAGGACAACAAAAAGACTCCTTACCAATTTCTCAGGGGAATGGTGCTATTTTTATTGTCGCTAAACAACTCCTCTTAAATTCTGCAAGCCGTATAGGTGCTACAGGTGACGGTAGTCTATTTGGGGGGGATAATACGTATTCGACAACGGGTGGCGGGTATTGTGGTTTTAACGGCACGGGCTACGGAGGTCATGCGGGGGGGCTACCTGCATATTCAGCTACGGGTGACGTTGTTACTAATACGGGAATAGGGGAACTTGGGGCAAATGGTGGCGCTAGTATATTTGCTGTATTAGATACAATAACCAATTTTACTCAAAAAGCCTTTAGTACAGGGGGGCAAGGGGGGACTGGTGGTTACACTGGGCAAGGTCCTTCTCAACCGGGTAAGGATGGTGGAGCGGGGTATGGTGGTGGTGGTGTGCACTATCAAGATAATGTAGGTAGTGGGACAGGTGAAGGGGGAACTGGTGGTTATGCGGTTGGCGGAGGCCCAGGTGGTTCGATAACGAATGTCACTACTTATGGTGGTGGTGGTGGTGGTGGTGGTACCTGTTTCATCTACTGCAATTCACTTACAACAGCAGATTACACAGGGGTGGTGGTATAAATGTTAACGACAAATACGATACGTTATGGTACAGATAGTTTTACATTTACTAAAACAGGGTTGCTTATTGCACAGGTACCCCTAGATTGTTCCGCATTTACTTCAGTAGATGGTTTTACTACATCCGGGCAACAAGCTAATGGCACTGACCGCAGAATAGCATTTCAGATCGCCGGTATATGGTACAAATTAACTGGCGTTGGGGTGGCTACCCTGACAGCATTACCTACACAGGCTATTACTGTAAATTCAATTCTAGCAGAAGGTAATGCTGTAGCTGATTTACAAGCTATTACCGCTGTAGCAGGTTTCGTGGGGCAAAAAGTTACACCAGCAATTGCCTTGACTGCTCCCGGTGATGGGTCAGCAACCTACCCAACCTTACAGTTGGGGATTATTGGACACAGTAATCAATCCCTTACGTCTTATACAGGCTTATCTCCCATTTATACCTTGGCGAGTCAAGACGTAACCGTAGTCAACGCTACAGCTAATGTCACGACAACAAATAGTGGTAGTGTAACGGTAACAGCATCCTTAAAACAAGCTGGTGTCTGGTCGCCATTTCAGGCACTGTCGGCTATTGCCAATCAAAAAGCTAGTCAAATTCAATTTCAGGCTGTATATCAATCGCCAACAATTGGAACGTCGACGGCCCAGGTTAATAATGTTACCGTTTCATACCGTACAAATAACGCAAATGTTTCAGGTACGCTTGCTGAATTGATGAGTAATACTGAGACATTCCCCGAAGGAATGAGCGGGGTAAGGCTATTAGTCAAACACCAAAAATTATTTGATGCACAGTTGGCGGCATTTGTATCATTTCGTTCTCAGCCTACTCAGCGCACTATGCTTAACATTGGCACAGGCACAGGCATTAGACAGACAATACAGCTCACTGATACAGGAATAAATCATAATACATTGCAAATAAATTTCGGAAGTAGCCCAGCAGGATCGTACGACTATAATACTGCAACGAATCAAGTATCTGTTACTGCACCCGTAGGTGTAACAATTTTTGCATCGTATCAATGCAACTGGCAAACAGAAACTTGGCTACCCATGGTCAAAGGTAGTACAGACACCTATAATTATGAGTCGGGAATAAACAGTACTGAATTTACCTATCAGACTCCAGGGCAGGCGGTACAAGGCGTATCTGCTGTGAAAGTACAGTTAATTAAACCAGGTGGAACCGTCACAGGTGCAAGCTTAGGAACTGCTACAGGCAGTCAACAGATGATCGTACTACCTCATTCAGCAGTGCCGAATGCGATCGCACTCACAGACGGAACGAATCCCATAAACAGCTGGTCATACGATCCTAATTCACGGATTTTAACGTTAGTTGCTACTCAGGGGAAAAATTTAGTATTGTCGTATAACTGGACTGCTGAAGTTCCGGTGGTTACAGGATTTGTAGCCGCG